GGGCGAGGGCTTGACATTGGGCGATTTTGTGTCCGAAATGCGCAATAACGAGACTTACGGGCGAGCATTTGAGCCGTCCGGCTCGACCGGCTCCGGGAAGGGGCCAACCTCTGGCGGGGGATCTGCAGGGGCTACCAGCGGCGATATGGGCGGTGACCGCAGCGCGCGGTCCGCAGCAATCGCATCACGTTTCAACCTCCCCCGACAAGGATAATTCGCCATGTCTCTCTCCCAATTGCAGGTTTTCAACCAGTACATCATGCCGGCGACCATTGAGACGCTCGGCCAGATGACCGACAAGTTCAACCAGGCCAGCAACGGCGCGATCAAGCTGACCACGGCCAAGTACGACGGCGATTTTTTTCAGGAATCGTTCTTTGCCGCGATCCATTCGGCCCAGCGTCGCGTTGACCGCTACGCTGCGCAGGCTGCCGCGTCTGCCACCGACCTGGCCCAGCTCAAGCATTCCAGTGTCAAGATCGCAGGCGGCTTTGGCCCGGTGCGGTTTGAGCCGTCCAGCCTGACTTGGCTCAACAAGCCGACCGCTGAGGGGGTCGAGGTTGCATCCCGCAACTTCGCCGAGGCGCTGCTGGCCGACCAGCTCAACACCGCTATCCTTGCGCTGCGTGCTGCGATTGCAAATCAGGCGACCGCGACCAATGACGTGTCCGCAACGCTTGGCGTGAGCTATGGCGCAATGAACAGCGCACACGCGAAGTTCGGCGACCGTAGCGGCAACATTGTTGCCAATGTCATGACCGGCAGCGTTTATCACAAGCTGATCGGCCACAACATCACCAACGCGGCCAACCTTTTCCAGTCGAACGGCGTCCGCGTTGTGGACATTCTGGGTAAGGCCATTGTGGTCACCGACGCCCCAGCGTTGTACGTGGCGGGAACCCCGAACAAGGCGTATGTGCTGGGCCTTGCCGAAGGCGCGGCGATTGTCTCGGATGGTGGCGACGTTATCAGCAACATCGAAACGTCAAATGGCCAGACCCGCATCGAAACCACGCTGCAGGTTGATTACTCCTACGTGCTGGGCCTGAAGGGCTATTCGTGGGATGAAGCGAACGGCGGTAAGTCCCCGCTGGATGCCGAGATCGGCACCGGCACCAATTGGGACAAGGTTGCGACCGACATCAAGCACACCGCTGGCGTTGTCTTGATTGGTGATGCCGATAAGTAAGCCAACAGAGAGGGGGCTTCGGCCCCCTCTTTATTTCGAGGTGACGCAATGGAAATCGCATATGAGCCGCACCCGGTAAGCGCGGAGCGCAAGGGGGAATTGCGGGCACAGGGCTACAAGATCATTGATGCGTCGTATGCGCCGGAGAAGGCTGAGGCGCAGCCCGAGCGCGTGAAGCGGGCGTATCGCAAGCGCGGGGGCGATGATGGCGCTGATAGTTGAGGACGGCACCGGCATTGCTGGCGCAGAGAGCTACGTTAGCGCGGCGGACTGCGCAGACTACGCAGAAACGCATGGATTGACGTTCTCAGATGACGATGCCGGCGATGCCGCGCTGCGGCGTGCAACCGCATGGCTTGATGCCACCTATCTTTCTCGGTGGCCGGGTGTGCGTGCGCATGGCCGGAATCAGGGCTTGCAGTGGCCGCGCACTGGCGCAACGGACATTGACGGGAACGCCATTGGCAGCACGGAAATTCCGCAGGAGGTTATCGACGCCAACTGCGAGGCCGCGTGCCGTGAGCTTGCCAATGCGGGGGGCCTGTCGCCGGACGTGACGCCGGGCGGCATCATCAAATCCGCATCGGTGGAAGGCGCGGTAAGCGTGACCTATGCCGACACCAATGCGGCGGGCATGCTCCCAATCATCGCCACGATTGACAACATTCTGGCGGCCTTGATTGGCCTCCGCTCGAGGGCCGCGTTCTACGGATCGAGCGCCCGCGCATGAACCTGTACGCCGACTTCCAACAGCTCGCCAAGGGGCTGCTGTCCGACTTCGACCAAGGCGGCCTGAGCCTGGACGTGTACTCGACAACTGGCGGAACGGCGTGGAATCCCGGAACGCCTACATACACGCCTACACCGTTCAGGGGTGTTGCGGCGACGGTCAAGCCGCAGGAATACATGCAAGACACGCAGGTGCAGGCAACTGACCTTGTGGTCACGATGCCGGGCAGCCTTGCGCCGAAGATGCAGGATCGCGTGACGATCAACGGCGAGGCGCATAGCATCATTCGCATTGACCCGAAGCCCGCAGCGGGGCTTGTGGTGGCATGGAAGGTGGTGGTGCGGAAGTGAACCGGCGCGACTATCTGGCGATGCTGGACAGTCTGGAAGGCCAGATTGCGCAAGCGTTCTTGCGGGCCGTTGCCGACCGTGTGCGACGGGCGAGCCTGAAAGAGATCGAGGCGGGCGTTGTGGCGCATGACGTTGAGGCGATCCTCAGGGCTGCCGGGCTGACAAGCGCAGAGCTGACGCAGGTCACTGAGACGATCCGGGCGGGCTATATCGCGGCTGCGGCGGCTGAAGGCGCGGCGGCTGGCGTCATCTTCGACGTTCGCAACGACGCGGCAGTGCGGTGGCTTGCGGAAATGTCGGCGCGGCTGGTGGTGGAGATCACCGGCAAACAGGAAGCGGCGTTGCGCATCGCGCTGGAAGAAGGGCTGCGGCAGGGGCGCGGGCCGCGTAGCGTTGCGCTGGACATTGTGGGGCGCGTTGGTGCGACCGGGCGGCGGTCGGGCGGCATCGTGGGCAACCACGATCTTGCGGCGGGCTGGATCAGCAATGCGCGGGGTGAGCTGCTGAACCTTGATCCTGCCTACTTCGTCCGCAAAGCACGCGATAAGCGATTCGACGGCACGATCCGCAAGGCGATCAAGGCCGGCAAGCCGCTACCGGCAAAGACGCTGGACGCGATCATCGGGCGCTATGCGGACCGCCTGTTGAAACTCCGTGGCGACACCATCGGGCGCACTGAGGCGCTGACTGCTGTCGCTGCTGGCAGGGAGCAGGCGTGGGCGCAGGGCATCACCGAAGGGCTGTACAAGGCGGGCGACATCACGCGCAAGTGGGACGCAACGATGGATGCCCGCACCCGTCCGGCGCATGCGTACATGGACGGCCAGCGCAGGGCGTTCGGTGTGCCGTTCCAGTCGCTGACCGGCGCGTTGCTCATGCACCCCGGCGATTCAAGCCTAGGGGCTGGTGGCGCTGACACGATCCAGTGCCGGTGCTATGTTGCGGCCAAGGTGGACTTCATCGGCATGCAAGCGAGGCGGGAACGTGGCAAGGCGTAGCGGGGCATTCAGCGCGGAGGTTGCCGCGTGGTGCAAGAAAGCCGAGGGGCGGCTTGAGGCCGTCATGAAAACGGCTGCGCAAGACCTTGCCGAATCAGCAAACACTCCAACGGCAAAGGGTGGTCGCATGCGCGTTGATACAGGCTTCCTGCGGGGCAGCATCGCGGCTGACATCAACGTCATGCCGTCTGGCCCGTCTGTGCGCCCCAATGATGCAAGGCCGGGGCAGTTCAACCCGAGCGACATCACCCTGACGATTGCCCGCTGGCAGCCTGCAACGCAGGCGCTATGCGTTGGCTGGACGGCGAACTATGCCAAGTGGCGCGAGCTGCACGACGGGTTTCTTGAGGCCGCCATTCAGAAGTGGCCGCAGTTCGTCAATGCGGCGGTGGCCGAGGCTAAGCGGCGGATTCCCTAGCGGCGGCACATGACAACGCGCACTTAGTGCGCTACGCTTCCAACTGTGCGGGGATCGCACGCATGCCTTGGCCGGGACGGTCTTGAGCATGAACCCATGACCAAAGTCACGGTCTCCCCGCATGGCGCTCACGGCAGACATCCTCGACGCTTTCTGCGCGCACATCGGTGCGACTGCGCAGACGTTGAGCCTGCCTGTTGCTTACCCCGGCGTTGCGTTCAAGCCTCCTGCCGCTGGCGGCTGGATTGAGGTCGCTGCGCATTGGAACGGGAACGAGCCCTACGGCCTGCCGAATAGCGGCCCCAGCATTGAGCTGGGGTTCTTCCGCGTGCTTGTCTGCTGGCGGCTAGGCTCCGGCCCGATGGCCGCACAGAGCGCGGCGGAGAGCGTTATTGCCGCGATCCCGAAGGGCTCCACCTTTGGCCCTGCGCTGACAGAGCGTGCTCCGTCCTTGTCCGGGGCCATGGCCGACCCCGACCGAATCATTCTCCCGATTACCGTTCGCTGGCGGGCGACGCGGTAGCTATGACCCTTCCCGCCGATCATCACTGAAGGAGCGCCGCAATGGCCATTTATACCCACTCGAACGTTGAGTTTTACGTTTCCCCGAACGCGCAGGATTCCGACCTGACCCTTGCGGGCTTCCAAGCAATCACCGGCTGGATTGCCGTCATCCCTGTCGGCTCGCTGCCGGAGCGTGGCATCAGCACCAACATGCTGACCTACGACACCGTCAACACGCTGGTTGCGCAGAAGGCCAAGGGCATCACCGACGCGGGCACCGGCACGCTGGAGGTTGCGCGCAACCCGTCCGACGCGGGACAGATCAAGCTCAACACGCTTGGCGCGCCGGGCTATTTCCATTCGCACGCATTCAAGATGGTGAAGCAGGACGGCACCGTTGAATACGGGCGCGGCCTTGTGTCCGGCCCGATCTATCCGGGCGGGCGTAACGAGGACTTCGACATTGCGAATTACAACATCGCCTTCAACCAGGCGATGGCCGAGGACGCCTCCGCCGCGCTGCCGACCAATTACACCGTGACCGTGACC